CAATCTTCAGACAGAAAAGAAGTAAGAACTACACGACAATCCCGAACGAGATATTTTGGAACTCCAAGCTATCTTGGAAGGCGAAGGGCATGCTTGGATTCCTTTTGAGTCTGCCTCCAGATTGGGAAATTTTCGTATCGCATCTCAAAACAGTCAGCACTGACGGAAACGATTCGACGGTTGCTGGCATGAGCGAGCTTATTGAAAACAAATATGTGTGGCGCAGGTCTAGGGGTGGAGCGAATCCCGGCGGGTGGGAATATTATGTTTACGATGAACCCCACCTTGAAGACCCGTTCCGACATGGGAAAATCCCGACACGGGAAAATCCCGAGTCGGGAAAATCCGTAACTACTAAAGAAAAGAATATAGAACAAAATATAGAAGAAGAAACTAATTGCGAATCGCTTTCAGAAGAACATTGTTCTACGCCGCCCTCCGTAGCGAGTAAAGAAACCCCACCTGCTGACGCAGCGAAACGACCCTCCCCCGATTGCGCAGCCCCCCTCCCAGAACTGGAGGCGAACAAGGCGAAGGTCAACCAGATGTTCCGCCGCAGGGACAACACGGTATGGAGCGACAAAGAGCGAAAGGCTCTGGAGAACACACTCGGCACAACGGAGGACGAGTGGGCTGCGCTGATCGAATACTACTCGCATGCTGGCGAGGAGGGATACTTCTGCCGGACTGCCCCGCTGACAGCGATGAACAACTGGGCTGGCGAGATCGACAAGGCGAAGCTCGACAGAAAGAAGAAGTCTGCCAAGCCCATCTCAAGCGAGACGAACAAACTCGCAGGTGGTATCGCCGGACGTGAGGACGAGTTCTGGGCGTGGGTTCACAGCAAGCGACCTTGGGAAGAGCGCAGGCCGACTCGTGCCGTGCCGGAAGAGTGGGTGTGGGACTTCCTCAACGGAACGAAGGAAGAGGATTTATTCTGATTATGAAAACCAGCAGAGAAGAACTAGCAGAACAGTTCGGAGATGACATTCTCCTGATGGACGGCTTCGATGATTGTGTTGTCGGGGTCGTGGAACAATTCGGCAGACCTCCTATCGTGTGCTACGACAGGGACAAGGTAATCCGCAAGATGTTTAATGACGGGATGACGTGTGAGGAGGCGGAAGAGTTCTTTGAGTATAACCAAATCGGGGCGTGGGTCGGTGACAGAACTCCGTGTTTCCTCACGCAGATAAAAAATTTTTGACAGCACAGCACGGCAGCATAGAATAGAACCCGATGAAAAAAACCAAATCGAAACCATCCGAGCGGTGGTTCGCAATAGACGCAGACGGCTGGCTCCAGTCAGCAATCGAAGAAAACGAGCAGCTGTGGGACGAGACACTTGTCATCGGCCCCTGCAAGAGTCTCGGGCAACTCAAAGACGCGATCAAAGACTGTGCCGAAGTGGAGGGCATGGCGGACGGGCGCTTCTTTATTGTTAAACAAGAAACCACCCTCTCGCTCCAGCCTGCGACAACATACAGGTTCATCGAGGATGCGGTGTTGAAATACAAGGAGGACGGCGATGAAGAATAAGTTCACTTCTATAGCAGCCCTCGTCCTGTCGCTGGGATTCTTCTTAGCGGTGGGCTGGTATTGGAGCAAGGCGAGTCAGCCGAACTTCGACCTGTGCCCGCTGTGCAACGAGGAGGCGAAATGAATGTATCACTCAACCAAAACGAAGTCCTCGTCTCAACATACATAGGCTCCCGCCGCAATGCTGAAGCGCAGTTTCGCAAACGCGCCCCTCGTTTCCCCGAGAAAACACCGGGAGAATTGTGGGGATTTCACATTGAGGCAGCGCATGCTGAATGTGCGGTAGCCAAGTTTCTAGGGCTTTATTGGGGATTTGGAGTGAATACATTTCACACTCCAGACATTACCGGAACAAGCTACGAGGTGCGCTGGTCGCAGCGTCCCAACCTCAAGGTTCGTCCTGATGATTCGGGTATTGTGATTTCGGTGAGCGGCAAATCGCCAGACTACTTTATCCACGGATGGATCAACGCGGAGGATGCAAAGCGTGACGAGTGGAAATGCACATCACCTCCGGTCTGTTATTTCGTTCCGCACGACCAACTAAATCCCATCAGCGAATTAAAGAAATGAAAGAATCAGGACACTATTACGCAGCGGACGGCACGGCAGTCTTTGAGGTGCCGAACAAAAGCAAGGGTGGTATGCGCCCGACAACTCTGAAAGATTGTAAATCGCTAAATCTTTATCCTTCAGTAACTACCGTGATGAAGGTCATGGCATCGCCGGAACTGGATCGCTGGAAGCAGCAGCAGGTCTTGCTTGCAAGCCTCACCTTGCCCCGCAACCCCGAAGAGAGCGACGAGGACTACTGCTCCCGCATCATCGAAGACGCGTTCAGACAGGTGCAGGACGCAGCCGATCTGGGGACGAACATCCACAAGGCTCTGGAGCAACACTTCCAAGGCGACTTCTACGACCAAGCGATGGAAGAATACATCGCCCCCGTGAAGAAGTGGGCCGAGCATAACCGCATCAAGTTCCTCAAGCACGAGCTTCGCCTTGTGAACAAAGATATCGGGTATGCTGGAACGACGGACGCCTTAATCGAGAAGGACGGGGTTCTCTACGTGCTGGATTTCAAGAGCCGGAAGACCAAGCCAGATTTCGACATCAAACCGTGGAGCAAGGAGCCAATGCAGATCGCAGCCTACGCGAAGATCGTCGGCGCACCACGGGGAGTCAACGTCTACATCAGCACCACCGAACCCGGCAGGATCGGCGAGGTGTGGTATGACGAGGCTACACTGACCAGCGAATACGAGGCGTTCAGGCACGTTGTAGCACTTTGGCAACACGCGAACAAATACACGCCGCCTAAATAATTATGGAAAAAGAACTAAACGAAATGACACCAGATGAACTACGCAAAGAACTCAAGTCGATTGGTCGCAGGCTCAAGTCCGCGCTCAAGCAAAGAGATGACTGGGCACTCAAGTATGCGAAGGTCATGTCCAAAAAAAATGAAAATATTTCTTGCTCCACCCAGCAGATCGCAGTAGAACAGTAATCGTGATGAACACACAATCAGAAAACATAGCAGACCTCGCGGCTGCGCTTGCGAAAGCACAGACCGAAATCGGAACGGTTCACAAAGACCAAGACAACCCATACTTCCGCTCAAAATTCGCTAGCTTGGCGACAGTCTGGGAGGCAGTGCGACCCACCTTGTCCAAGAACGGACTATCTGTAGTTCAGATGCCCGGCTCCGACGAGCGGGGCTACTACGTGCAAACTCAACTCATGCACGGATCGGGACAATGGATTCGCTCGACCACCTACATGAAGCCCGCGAAGGAAGACCCTCAAGGCATCGGTTCGCTCATCAGCTACGCCCGCCGCTACGCACTCCAAGCGATGGTTATGGCCTGCCCAGATGACGATGACGGAGAAGCCGCGATGGGACGCCCGCAAGGAAAGCACAATGCTGCGCCTACAAAGCCCGTAGAATCGTCCAAGCCCGCCCCGAAGGTAGAGACAGCGGAAGCCCCAGCTAAAGAAGCTACAGGCAAACGCTTCAACGGCGAGAACCACAAGGCACTTTTCGAGCAGCTAATACAGGAGGATATAACTCCCGACGAGTTCCTCGCAACGAGCAAGTGGCAGAAGGACGAACGTGTTCCTGCCAAAGCCAACGACTTTTTCCGCATGTCAGATACAACCTCGGCGGCATTCCTCGCGGATGGGATCGCCAAAATCAAAGCAGACGTGATCGCCTATCGTGCGGTTGCACAACCCTAACAAATACAATGGCATTCGACCAAACAAATCGCGGTGTTCTCTTCGTCAAGAAGAACAAGAAGAACGAGAAGCAACCAGACTACGACGGCAACATCAACGTTGACGGCAAAGACTACGCCCTCGCAGGGTGGAAAAAGACCAGCCAGAAGGGCGCGACCTTCCTCTCGCTCAAGATCAGCGAGGCTAAGGTTGTCGTGAACGGACAGCAAGTCGATTCGGATAACGATTTCTGAGGGGTAAGCGGGGCGGGAGACTCCCCTAATCCCGTCCCGCACATCATTATGGGATACTTGTTACTCGCAAAGCCCGTCAACTCGACGGAGTGGACATACGGAAAGTGGTTCTCTACCCACGGCGAGGCCCAGTTCTGGGTTCATACTATCCCAGCCGGAACTTATTCATATAAGATTATGGAAATAAACGAGAACCTTTTAAAAGAAAAAGACTCGGGGACAAATGTTCCTGAGGCAAAGCCCAAGTTTGCGGAGGATGACGATATCCCTAGCGAGGTTATCACACCGCAGTGCAACTTGGACGAGGAATGCGAATCATGCCAGTGAAAAAAAGAAACACGTCTGTGGCTAAGAAGCTACAGGAGCCTACCCACTACGTAGGATTCCAAATGCCAGTCGCCCTATACAAACATTACCAACGAGCCTGCGCCGAGAATCGCAGAAGCTTCTCATCCGAGATCATTTGCACATTAGAGAAACGTGCAGAGAAGGAAGGATACGAGCGTGACATTAACGTGGGATAGAACTTGGCACGGCATTTGCTATAACGAATTTTGATGAACACACAAACACCAAGGCTACGGGGAGCCTTTAAACTCCCGACAGGCGAGGTATCTCGCCAGCAGTTCGCCGAGATGCTTGCAATCAAGCACAAGGCAGACATCAAGACAGCCCTCAAACTCATCGCCTGCTGTGAGCGGGAGGATGAGATTGACGAGGACTCCCCGAAGAATCACTGGGCGTTGCTGGAAGAAGCATGCGCCCTTATCAAGTATTCGGATGGAGAGTTGGAAGAACTACCAGTCGAACTTGTTAAACAAGCAGAGGGCACGGAGCAGTCCATCCTTGAGTCCGCGCTTACCTCTCGACTCGATAACAGTTACTCGCGCCTCTCCGAACGCTTCGACTTCGGTGAGTTCATGACGCAGTTCCGTCCAAAGCAAGGCACAATCCCTACACCTGAAGACTACGCCGCAGCTATTGGTATGGGCGTGGACATGTCTTCAAAGGGAATGTGGCTTGCAGGTGACGGCATCAGCAACCTCATCCGCCTCGGACACGAGAACGTTGTTTATCAGATCGCAGCCAGTCTCAAAATGTCATACTCTGCGGTCAGCAACTGGCACCGGACAGCCCAGCGAATCCCCCTGCACCAGCGCCACGAGATCAGCCCGACAGTAGCAGTCGAGATTGCCACCGCCAAGTTCAGCGAGGACGAAGCTACAAACAACGAGCAGATCAAGTCGCTGATAGATCAAGCGCGTAGAGAAAGCTGGACATGCGCCGAAGCAAGGTCGCACGTCCGCATGCTGAAAGGCAAAGAGCCCCTGCAAAAGCTGGATAAATCATCAACCGCTTGGATTAAAGAATTCGGAGGCGCAGAAGAGCTTCTGATTATCGCTACTAAGTGTGCGATGTGTAACGCAGGGCAAGCCTCGTTCCACTTCGCTGTCGCACTGGTGAAAAGTTTCCACCAGTTGACCGACAAGACGCAAGGTATCCTCCGCGAGTTCCTCACGGATATGGCGAAGGAAGAAACCTTTGACGAACAAACCAATGAAATTCTGGAGAAAATAATCAAATGAAAAACAAATACTGGGTAATAGACTTGGAATACGGATGTTGTTCCGAAGCCCGCCGCGAGGCAACGGGGCCGTTCGACTCTGTTTCGGCGGCAGAGAAATGGATCGCAGAAGATTGCTTAGAGACGTTCTCTTGCAGCGATTCAATCGAACTCGGAGAGAATGTTGATTGGTCTAGCCAACTTGTTATCGTGCAAGAAGTCAAGCAACTCAAGCCAACGCCCGTAGTCTCCTGCAAAATTGAATTACAATGAAATACTTTAACGAACGATGGAACCACCTGCTCGACCTCGCCCAAGAGTGCGAAGACATTCTTGCGAAGAACGGGGCGATCATCGTGGACAAGAATGAGAATGAAATCGGCACAAACTTTGGCGAGTCAACTGTCAAGAGCATCGAAGAGACACGCGAGATTCTCAAGCTCGGCGCAGTCCTCGTCCGTGCGCTGGAGAAGTTGATGGACACCAAGCACGAGCCGACATACTTCGCAACACTAACAGAAGGGATGGAACAGATTATATGCGGCCCGAAGAAATAACATGGGGTGATGTGGGGCTGGCGATCTTCGCTTTAGTCTCCATATTCGGAGGTGTAGGAGTAATCATCTTCGCCGCTATTCAGTGGCTTCCCATCTGGCTTACGATTGTATGCCTTGCGCTTATATTCGCAGGATGGCGGATAGCCGATGGATATTCAGATGTAGAATTCGTAGAAGAAGAAGACAAGGAGAACACAAAATGAGTGCAATAAAAACCATGCAGCAGATGACAGATACAGTTGAGTCGCTTAAACGGCGCATCAAGTATCTTGAAGACATAAACTTTGCGCTTCGTATGGAGCGTAAACAACCAAAGAAGGTGGCTAAACTCCACCTTGAAAACATCAACAACATCGCAGGAATGTGCAACAAATACTTCGCTTAATATGAAAAAGCCCACAACGAAAAAAGGACAACAAAACAAAATCGCCACCGTCATGCGTGAATACAAGGCAGGGAAGCTGCATGGTGGAGTCAACCCGAAAGGCCCGAAGAAGGCACCAATCGTCAAAGGCCGTCGCCAAGCAGTAGCCATCGCGCTCAGGTCGGCTGGAGTCAAAAAGAAATAGTCCCTTGAAAGCAAAAAGCAAAGTCAACGCGGCTGGGAACTACACCAAGCCAACGATGAGGAAACGCTTGTTCAACAAGATCAAGGCGGGAACTAAAGGCGGCGACCCCGGAGAGTGGAGTGCGAGGAAGGCACAACTACTTGCTTCTCAATACAAAAAGGCTGGAGGAGGATACAAAAATTGAAAGCACCACAACAATCCCTCAAGCGATGGACGGAACAGGAGTGGACAACTTCTGACGGATCGCCCTCCAAGGGCAAGAAACGCTACCTTCCCAAAGCTGCGTGGAAATCCCTTAGTCCCTCAGAGAAAGCAGCTACGAACCGAGCGAAGGCTAAAGGCAATCGCGCGGGCAAACAATTCGTCAAGCAACCCAAGAAGATCGCAGCGAAAACTGCCTCCTACCGATGATCCTCATGGAAGAGGAGGACGAGATTCGTTCCCTCCAGACAGAACTAAACGAGCAGTGCAATCTCTTGGGCAAGAGCGAAGAGAGGGAATACAACCTTCGCGGAACTGTCTTTGAACTTGTGAAGATGAACGAGCGATTCGCCGCATTTTTGCAGGAGCATTCGCCGCAGACGGGCAAGGATTTGATTCTGGAGTATCGTAAGATCAAGGCGAGGAGGAACCTGTGACGAGGCAAGAAGCAATTCAAGAACAGATCGACAATATCATGGACGATTTCGAGTTTGAGAAAGTCCATCAGATAATGACCGCGCTCAAGTGGACATGGGCAACAGCCGAAAACCCGAAGGCAGTCCCAGAACTATGGGAGATAAAAAAGAACGCCCGCAGTCATCTGAAGAATGCGGTGAAGCACGAAGGTTCCGCTGGCGGCGGGTTCACGGCACGATTCCAAGAGGGCGTGGACGAGGATACTGGGAAGCCGTTCGTCTGGCTCACGCTGCACTTTGGAATAGATCACTTTAACGACGGACAAGAATACGATTCCGAGTAATGTTCACAAAGATCGGGCATCTACCAAGGCATCAATACATCTGGATTGATAGCTCGTTTACGCACGAGGAGCCACGAGGATTGGTCGAAGCCTGTTGGGTAGGGGTGACTGCCATTCCAGCAAGAACGTGGGGAGTAAACGTCATTCTGCGCGAAGGCGGGGCACTATATCGCAACATCCCGCCGCATTTAGTCTCCTTCTCCCCCGAGAACGACACGCGTTGGACGATTCACCAAGCGCAACTTTGGAACTGCTACGCTTTCGAGTTCACATTATTGGAAAACGATCATTTGTCCGGCCTCCGAGTCTCCGTATGGATCGACGGAAAGTTATACGGCGGGGAGTATCTATTCAGCGCGGCCCACATTCTCGACGGATACAGCATGACACCAGAGCAGGATAAGGAATTCTTTTTTATCAAACTGGACAACGACAGGCTGACAATCCAGCCGACAAACCGAGTCGCTTTTGTTGACAAATCGTTTATTGTTTCCGATATACAGATGCCGAAGCTAAAGCTAAACAACCAGATTTACTCTTGCGAATAATATGCCACGCCGAAAAAAAGGATTTGAGAACGAGCTTACGCCTTACGAGACGGCCTTTGCCCGCAATTTAGTTGCTGGAATGTCTTATGCGAAAGCCTACAACGAGTCCGGTTATAAACCTTCTGGCTGCCCTCGCTATTCCTATCTCCGTGGAAAGAAAATCAGCGAACGCCCCCGAGTCCAGCAGTATATGCAGACACTCCGCGAGTCCGCTTGGGCTAACAATGTCATGTCGATTCTTGAGAAGCGATCCATGCTCGCAGAGTTAGTCCGCGCCAAGCCCAACGAGATTGACGAAACGAAATCTTATGTCGCGCTTTCGGTGGACGGGGAAGGACGGAGAACCCTGCAAGGGCCAAGGGTAAGCGATAAACTCAAGGCGATTGAACTTGATATGCGGGCAGCCGGGGAACTGAACGACGATGAGAACAAGACGAACATTGCGATTCAACTGGTAAGCGAAAGGCTCTCCATCCCGAAGAACGGAGAGCCTTTGTTGCTGGAGAATGCGGATTAGGCTTTAGCCAGCCACTTCACGACCCGCTTCATTCCTTTTTCGTCTATGTTCCAATCCGACACGCCCCCGTGCAGGCAAAGCCCGCCCTCGTGGTCTGCTATGTCTTCCACATAATAGCTTCCGCCCGTGAACTGTCCGTATTCTGTGAAGTTGTATCGCCCGTCATAGAACGAAACGACTTGTTTGTTTTCGGAGTTTAGGTGCAGCACCACATTAAACGGCATGCCGCTTGATTTGATTGACAGGATTTTCATCGTGCAATCCTCCTCGCTTGGATTCGCAGGAGCAAGAGAACACGCTCCGCTTCTGCTTTGTTTAGTTCCCACAGGTAGCCAGCAGGCAACCCGACCCGCTTTTTGAGGCGTAGAATCGCCCGCAGTTGGTGAATGGTGGCGCTTGGTGGTTTCATTCTCCCGCCTTTCTTGTTATCGCGGTGAACTTTGAGTCCCCCTTGCGCCTAAAGGACAGGACGCGCCCGTCCCCGTGAAGGATACAAAGGTTTTCGTCCAGCCCTTCCGAATCCGCGAACGCCTCCGCTTCTGCTCGCGTGTCGAATGTCAGCTTCTTGTTTTGTGTGTGCAAGTGTATCATTTGGCGATGAGTGCGACGATTGCGATTGATATTGTGAGGATGCAAAGCGCGACGATGATTGTGGCGTTGCGCTCCCGTGTTTGGCGAATGGATTTAGTCTGAAGAATCCATTCCGGTGTTTTGTGTGGTTTCATTTCGCGCCTCCTTTCGCTTTAGCGATTGCAGCACGGGCGGCGGCGAGAGTTAGAACTCCGTCCCCGCCAGATAATCCAGCGACCTTTTCGAGGTGCGGGATCACTTGCTCCAACGACTTGAGCAGGGCAGGAGCCGCGCAAATCAAGGCGCGGTTTGCTTCTGTCTGTTCGTCGTTGTGATCGTCGCTGATGTTGCCGATATACATTCCGTCCCCGTAGAGATTGCCCTCGCTGGAGATTGTCCAAGGCTCCGGTGCGTGTGTGTGGTTCATTTTGTTTCTCCTTTCGCTTTTGCAATAGCTGCACGGGCGCGTTCACATATCGCTTCGTTTCGGTATGGCGGATTCATTGTTTCGGCATCGCAAAGCATTTCCTCCAACGCTTCAAGCAGGTCTGGCGCGGAGCAGAGCAGGTTTTTATTCGCTTCCGCTTCAGCCCAATGCACGGGAGTCCAATCCTCCTCTCCGCATTCTTCCATGCCGATCAGCGCGGCAATGTCGGTAGTCCCCTCAGTAAACCCCGCGAATATCACCTGTCTCCCGCTTGGACTGATGCCGTATTGCCACGGACGGGGAGTGTGCATGATCGCGTTCTGATTTTCAGAATGGGACAAGTCGCATTCCACTGACTCCAGCTTTTCTATCTGTTCGCGCACCCATTCACGGGCGTTGGCGAATTCTTGCGGCCTTTCGGCATCTGGATTGAATTGGAGTAGTCCGCTTTTCTCTGCATCATGCAGATCAAAAAGCACTTCTTGGATTGTTGTTGTGTTCATTTTTGCTTTAGTCTCCTTAGTTGTTTGTGTTGTTGTTGTTGTTTATCGTTTGGAATAAGCGTGCTTATCGGAAGGCGCTCCGCTGGCGAGTTTTACGGCGTAAACGCCGCGCCCTGTTTGTATGTAAATGCCGGGAGGCATGACAGCCGCGCCCGCTTTTAGTCCCCAAAGCAGCTTTTGCATGGGGCGGTCTTTTGTGTTTGTGATTGTGTGTTTCATAGTTGTTGAACAATAAGAAAGCGCGGTATGGAACCGCGCCCCTTGGGGTTTAGTTGAACCAGCGTGACGCAAGACCGCGCCCGAATCTACGCCGCGCCCGCTTGCGGATTTCCTCTCCGCTTTCGCAATCTTCGCGCCAATAGTCCCAAACCGCCAGCGCAAGAACGGCGCAAGCCGCCGCCCTGTATTCGGTTGGGAAATATTGCCCCGTGCAATAATCCGCCGCAACGGAATCGCCCCGCTCGACAAGTGACAGCCGCCCCGAAAAGGCGCGGGTTGCTTCTTTTATGTTTTCGGCGGTGATTTCATCGCGGTTTTCTATGAAGTCCAACAAGGCGCGGGCGTCTCGCCCATGTTTTAGGATAGGCCGATAGTCCCCAAGGAATGCCTTGCGGCTTTGCTTGTAGTCCCCCGATTGATAATTGCGGAAATCAATTCCGCTCCGTTGCGCTATGTGTGCGCGAATTGCGCTAAGAATTGCTGCTTTTTTCATTTTGGTTTAATGTTTAGGTGTTTATCGTTCCGGGGGGAACAAAGGTTAGATTGCCGCGACAAGTAGAGCCGCGAGGACGGCCCAGATATGCGCAGCGAGGAGGGCTAAAAAGGCGGTTTCAAGCTTCATCGCGCTGCCTCCTCCTCAGCATAAGCGGAAGGAATTCGAGCGCCTGTATGGTCACAGTAAAGGGAAGGGTCTTCCCAATTTACATCGCAACCAATAACGCGCCATCCGTCATTTACTCCGTGCCGCATAGACCAAAGCACGGAGCGAATGTTTTCGCGCACGGCATCGAATGAGAGGGCCGCGCCGTCAGAGGTGATAAAGAAAAGCGGATAGCCGCCGGGCCATGCGAATTCGCCCGCCCGTAGTTGCTTTTTCAAGTCTTGCGTGGTGTATGTTTTCATTTTCTGGATTGGCTTCTGAGTGTGAAGGTTAAGGGTGCGCATGGGTTAGATTTTCGCGGCGTAATTGTCCACAAGCCATTGATACGCCTCAGATTCGCGCAATTCCTCAGAAAGCGAGGAGGAGAAGTTGCGGGGATTCAATCGGCAAATCAGCCGATAGCCTCTTGACCACTGGCCTGAGTGGTAATCCATGCAAAACTGAGCGAGTTCCCAGTAGTATTCTTTGGATAGCTTTTTCATATTTCCGGATAGATTAAAGATTCCAAGCGCAAGGTTTTTCAGATTGGATAAACAAGGTTGCAAGGTAGGATTCATTCGCCCGAAACGGGTCGCCAAGGTCTCCCGCCTCCGATTGCACAAGGTAGGTTTTCCCCTTGTATCGGCAGGCAAGGCGATTGAAATTCCCCAAGGTATCGCAATAAACCCTGCGGGAGATTGTTTCGATTGTTTGACCGCCCCCGAAAAGGGAAGCGCCAATTCTGACTGCGATTGTTTGCTTTTTCATAGTGTGGAAAGGGTAAAGGATTAAGCCAGCAAGTCAGCCAGTTGCGATTGGATATCCCGCGCCACTTCTTTAGAGTTGGAGCGCCGATAAACCCCGACAACCGCCCAGTGTGGATAAAAGTAAGCGGCCCCAGAATATGAATTGTCACCGGTTTGGTAGTCCCATTCCCCGGCATCGTTAATCGCAACTGTCAATTGCATTCCCGGCAGGCTGTCATCTTCGAAGGCGCGGTAGTCGTCGCCGATATGTGACTTGATATGTTTAACAAGGCGCTCCAATTCCGAAAGGGAAGGAAGCTTTGCTTTGCGTGTGGTGTTTTCAAGTGTGGTGGTCATGTTGTTTTCTGTGGTTTGATTTTCTCACGGGGTCATTCCCGCTTGGCATATTGCATAGCGTTTCCCGTGCCAACATCCACCAAGGCAATCGCAAGGTGCGTTTTCAACCACTTAAGCCATGTTTTTACACAGCATCCTCCATGCCAAGATGCAAACACCGCAAAACAAGCGGCTTGTGGATTTGGCAAGTTTTGCCGATAGGCAAGAATGCCATGCGCCTCTTTGGAAGTTTTTGCCTGTTTTCGCGGTAGGTTTTGCCCTGCCTTTTGCAAGTTG